CTGGTGTCAGCCGTTGTTTGCTAACGTAACCTCGAGGAGAAACACCGTTACAGGTGCACCTTTCTCGAAATCTTATGCTCATACCTGGACAAAAACCCTCGCTGGGACAAAACAGGTATGATGAATTACTTTACGACTCATTCATGTCAGCAAAGTATTCTGCGTAAGACTTCACATTGGGGTACTCTCCAGTACACCCATAGAAGGCTTGAACGAGCCGTGGTGTATGTGTATCGAAGACCTCCTTGCCGTGAACTGAAAGTTCACGACAGGCGTTCTCGACATTATCACATGTCGCGGCGATCGGATCAGACGATTTCCTGATCCAGTTGCACATTTCCAAACAGACATCAAAATCAAGAGGTGCAAACCACTTTCCATGCTCATATCTGAAACCACGCTTAAGATAAGCGCACTCAGAAAGAGTTTTAAATGGAGTAATGATTCCGGTCTTAGCCTCATCAGTATAAATCATACCGAATGAAGCATAGGCCTCGGTCACCTCAACTTGATTGAACCAAGGAGTGATTTTCTTATCGAAATTGATGACATTGTCATCTCCGTAAGAGACCATTGAAACTGACTTGTTAAAGTCAGCTCCCTTGATTCCGTGCTTTAAAGCACATCTGTTGAAAGCAATTCTCATAGAAACACTATTATACCAACTATTGAGAATAGTTGTAAGAGGGTTACCACTTGGTTGAGAATGCGTGCAGGCGTAGAACTTAGTTCCCGAGAGATGGACGGAATTCATGATATCTAAAAACAATGTATGTCTTAGCATGGCGTTCTCAGGGCCATCATTATACCACTCGTTGATAACATCAACAAAAGAGTGCATAATACACGAATTAAGTGTACCGTCAAAGGTACTGAAATCACCAGCAAATACTTGATCACCAAAACGGCTAAGTTTCTTAGCCGTCCGGGTCCAATCATTGTTAAAAGGATTGGTCCCTATGGACTGTTCGTTGTCGATTCTGTTCTCCATGATATTTGCAACGAATCCAAGAAAGTACTGTCTAAACAGCAACAAATAATCTTGGGGTCCCGAAGCAAAAACTCGGGTTTTCAGCGCATCCACCTTTTCAATTGGTCTTCTCTCGTCTTTTAGAGTGTCCGTCCAAATGTAGGGTGTACGTATGCCTCGCTTGGCAAGTTTGGCAAGTTCAAGAACACGAAGTTCCATATCCTTGTCATAGATATATTCAATATCTCCGAACCAAGCGGTCTTCCCTGGTTTTCCCGAAGGTCTGCTCAAGACGTAAGGGTATCCAGGGGAGGATTTTCTTGTTATTCCAGCCAAGAAGGTGCTGAGTGTAGATCCACTAATTGATTCCTCATAGGTGAGAACTTTGCACAAATCATTTATCTTTCTAGATAGAATGATCGGTTTGTAAGAACTCACTGCTTTATCAACTTCAAATTTTGAAATGTATGGTGTATTAACACCACACTTCTTCAAATTATGATTGAGCATATTCACTTCTTTAGTGAAGAGAATAGCAGGTTTAGTTGTTGGTACTGACACTTCTCCATGAATGACGCTCTTTTGGAGCTCTGTCTTAGATGGAGAGAACAGGGGTTGTAGACACTTTCCCACATATGAAAAAGTATCAGCAGCAAGATCAAATAGAGACTGAACGTCTTCCTTATAATAAGGCACGTTCAGATCCAATTGATGCTTGCTATCACATACACTGATATTAGCAATATTATCAGCATCTGTGATTACGACGTTCTTGAATTTCTCAAGACCACGTATGAGATCAGCCTGTGAAACACTTTGAGCAAAAGCTCTAGTGCCATCATTAGCTGCGGCAATGTGGATGCCAGCGATCTTACGGATAAAAGAATTATCTTGACAGATCACAGGAGCACCACAATCTCCATCAGTTGTATTCATATCATACTGGATAGCATCACGAATGTGATAATCTCCGGAATCAGTGGATAAAACAACTGAAGTCATACTAGCCTGAGTATTTCCCAAGATACATGTAGCCATTCGAGAGTTGTAAAGCCTGATAGTAGCAAGAGCTACATCAGCTTTCCTCCTTGCCAATTCAGGCATGGTTTGGAAATGCTTCACAATATCAGAATGTGCGTTTACGTATCTGGGAAATTTGAACAAAATGGCGTCCTTTTCATTACCTTGTGAGTCAACAATAGAAGAAATTTCTACATCAGACATAGGCAATTGAAAACGGGAACCAAATATGTTCTCAAGAATGATATCATCTTGATCAGTAAGACCAAGACGAAGATGTCGGGGTACGAGCATGACAGTATCTCGAATGAAGATACCATTCAACAAAGCATGCCCATCGCGTGCACGAGAGATCTTGTACAGATTAGATAGAATTCTAGTAGAAATCAAATCCTGAGCTGTAGCATCCCTCCATGCTTGCAAATTGTGTTCAGTTGCGACTTGGAGCTGTTCTGTATTAAGAGAACACTCCGTCACGATAGAACGGGCTGTAGGTGTGTTGAAATCACCTGAAGAATTAGCCTCTACAACATTAACTTTCAAGGCACGAGTGCTATGATCGCCAGAAGTAGAAGCCTCAGTCCTAACGACTGGGGTTTGCCTAGTGAGATTATCACCAGAAGAACTCGCTTCTGTTCTTACACTTGATGGAGTGTTAGTCTTATGATCACCAGAGGTATTGGCCTCTGTTCTGACAACTTTTTGATATTTTGACAGATGATCACCAGAACCAAAAGCTTCAAGAGAGTGCTTCTGAGATTTCTTTTTGTTAGAAAACAACTTCCAGATACCAAGACCAGCAAGAACGACTCCAACAGTCAAAAGCAAAGCTTTGAACTTGTTGAAATTGCTCAACTGATCAATCACCAAATATTTGAAATTGGTGACATGATCCTGGATGAACTCCTTCATGGAAAGCATCTTCACCTGAGTATAATAGGTGAAGTATTCTCTGAGTGTTTGACACCTTAGAACCAGTTCCTGAGACCAATTGAGAGCATGATCAACTTGAAAAGAAGCTTTCAGAGTTTCAAATCGTTGCACGTCTACGCGAGTAGAAAGCGCTTCATTGATTCCTCTAGAATTCTTCATCTTACGCTTACATTTCATAATACAAGTCGTAAGGAAAGTCTCGTAATCCATAATCATGGGCTCACCTTCGGAAGTGCACATCGGCTGCATAGTCTCAGCATCATACATAATCATTTCATAACAATCAGTATCTACTGGGCCATTACATTTAGAAGTGTCCAAACGTGTGGTCATAGTATTTGTTGTTGCTGAGAAACCAGCTTTCTGGTACTCTTCCTTATTGGTCACTTTGGCACAAATATCAATTCTACGTCTGTAAGCATCAGGAAACGTTAGAGAAGACACATTTTGTGTCAACACATTACAAGTCAAAAGCAAAGCTTTCGAGTTGAATTTAGTTCTACGTTTCTCGGCTAATTCAGCCATGTGAAGAGGATAAGGTGCCAAATTGGAAGCACGGATTAACTCCATAAATTCTTCATTTGGGGCCACCTGAGAGTCAGCACGTTGGCCAAAGTCGTCATAACAAACGATATTTTGACCAGTGTAGCCATCCCAAAACTCTTGTTCCACATTTCGGAAATAAATCTCCTTAGCGAAATCCTGAGCTTCTTCAACTGTTGACATAAAAATTGAATTTAAGTCCACAGCAAGTGGCCAAGCCATCCCTGATTTTCCAACACCGGATTCTCCGAATAGCTGTATAACGAGAGGCTCCATTCTTGGTTTATTACCAAAAACGCCAGTATAATCACAGAGTTTGCGAGCAGCTTCAACAACTGCAGCCAACTTATGATAATAGATGGTAAGCTTGGAATCAAGACGTTTTAGAGCAATCTCATTGGCAAATTGTATGCTTCTCTTGTACAAAGAATCAATGCGATAAAATAGTTTTTCATCACGCTCAATTCTCGTCGCAAGAGGAACAGTACCAGTGTTCAAGTCTTGAACTTGAGCAGCCCATTCAGCAAACCCATTCATCAGAGAATCGAGTTCCTGAGCCTTAGCACTCTTACCCAAAACGATTTCCATCAAATAATCAGCCACGCCACTAAACATGGTATGATAAGATGAAGCGAAATCGCATATAAACTTCATACTGCGCATACGTTTTCCAAAGAAATCGATTGTATTATCGATTCCTGACTTCTGTGGGAGACCCATACAAGCTTGAAGAACAACTGCAATAAGAGCACCAATCACAGGTACTGAAAGAGCATTATTTTGAACAGCACCGGGAATACTGGACATATGTCCAAGTAAACCAGTGATACCGTCAAACATTTGAAGTCTTCCGGGAACACGAGGCACACCTTCGTTCCAAGCTACGGCTACATCGCTTTGACGCGGGCCAACACACATTGCAAGAACATATTGATAAATTTCATATCCGAATTTTGTAAACAAATTCCAGAAAAATGATTTTAATCTGTTCTTTGGATCAGCAAAAGCTACGTTAACAAGAATGTCAACGAGCTTCATCAGATTTGATACCAAATCGACATTACCGATCTTGCATGTGATACTGCCAAGTATAGATTGTACACTTGACATAGCCTGTTTTAAAC